CGTCTCTGCATTCAGTAAGCAGACCACATCACCAGTCCACAGTATATCCCAGGCGTGTAACAGGTGCTCATCACCATTGCTAAACGGTGGATTCATAACAATAAGATCAAAGGTGTGTGAGGGCTTGTAAGAGAGGAAATCATCAGCCAGGATCTTATAGCCTTTGCCCTGTAGTACCATCACCAGCTCTGGATTGATCTCACAGGCGTACATATTTGCCTTAGGAGCCTTATAGCCGTAACTCTCTGCCAGGTAATCCAGGATGGAGCCTGTACCAGCACTGGGCTCCAGGATCTGCCTCTTACTTATATCTTTCCTGTAGGGGGCGATCATCTGTGAGATCACCTCCCTGGGTGTTGGAAAATACTCTGTATCGAAAATGTTGCTCATAGCTTAATATACTCTTTGGTTTGTTGGTATAACATCGAATTTCTTGTTTGCCAGAGAGGGGCGTTTCTCCAGTGCAAACTTTCTCAGATCTCTGTAATCGTATGTGGGTACCATCTTACCCTCAATGATCATCGGAAACGGTGTGCCTGTGTATTTGAGCTGGCAGAAGAAAGTGCCATCACTCAGCATCACGTCTAACAGTATTGCTTTCTGTGCCATGTTAAGCCTCCTTTCCTTGATAGATCTCTCTTACACTCTGGAGTGTGTCAGCATTCACCAGGGCAATACGCTTATAGTAACGCTTGCATCCCTCCTGGAAACCTCCACACCATTCCAATTCCTTACCATACTGTTTGATGGTGTTCTCTACCACCTTATCCAGCATCTTAGTGTAGGCTGTGAAACCAGCTCCGATCCTGATCTGATCCTCAGTGTCCTGCTGGAGCACTCTCAGATTGACCATTTCAGGCATCTTTTCACCTCTGAAAGTAGTAGTACAGTGATCTGGCATTTCATTGTACTGCCCACAGAACTCAATCTTAGATATAGAAAGCCCTAATTCAGCTGCCTCTTTAGCGATCTGTGCCATAGCTGTTTCAGCATTAACAGCCCACTTTGCAATAGTATGGTATGGGCTGTTGTTTCTTAGCTGTAAAGTCTCAATTTCAAATTTGTAAAACATATCAGTGTTGCATTGTGGAGGGGCTTGTACCCCTCCTGGTTAATAACTATTGTTGATCTCGTTTGGCTGGTAGCCGTTAAGACGTGCCCTGTGGTTTGCCATCTTTGGTGTCTTAGCCTTGAAAAGGAATTTCCTGGTGTCGTGATCATATCCTACCAGATAGCTCTCTCCCAGCCTTTGCTCTCTTACTATATCACACTGTTTCATTGCTGCCTGCCTACTTGTTTGTTCCACATATCCATTGCCCATCCCAGCTGTCTCTCCAGATCATCCTCTACCTTTGCAAAGTAATCGGATGCCTTTACTGGGTAAAGTTTCAGGAGATCACCTTTGCCGTTGCCATTGCGGAAACCTGTGTAACAGTGATCCTGAGCCTCTTTCTCTGTGTCGAATACCACAGCCCTGTTTGTCATTGGATAGAAACAGCTACCCTGGTAGCCATTGCCCTCACCAACGTAACAGTAGTAAGTCTCACCTCCGAAACCAGCTACCACCCAGCCAGTGGACTTTTTCAGCTCCTTAGATTGCTCGATAGCCTTACGCATTGCGCTGATGTATTCCTTTTGCTCCTTAGAATACTCTAATACTGCCTTTGCCATAACTTGATCCTCCTTATTTGATGTTTTCTACAATATATTCCTTATCAACATCCCAGAGTGGCAGATCCTGTCTGATCTTACGCTTGATCACCTTATCATGCCCTACCAGCTCGATAGCTTTGTTAAGCAGCTCAATATCACCAAAGCACTGTGCTCTCTCCAGGAGGAAATCAACCAGGCTGGATCTTTCGTCTCTCATATCATCCAGCTTGTTTTTCAGGTTTTCAGCCTGTCTGAAATAGGTAGCAAGCAGCGTGCTCTCATGGTGCTTTTTGTAATCCTTGCAGAAATCATCCTTATCCATGTTACCTGCCTCCAGGTACATCTGTTCTACCTGTTTGTACTGATCCTCTGTAAGTTCAATACCTGTGCGATCAAAAAACTCTTTCTGTGTCATAATCTGAAATTTTAATTGGTGTTGCATTATTTTGGTGTGTTCGCTGAACACATTGCAAAAGTACATACTATTTCCGAAATAACAAAGGAAATCATTAAAAAATTCACCTGGTGAATATATTTATAACTTTTTTTAACTAATTTACGTGGTAAATTTATGCTGTGTTCACCAAACACATACAGAAAATTTTTGTTATATTTGCACCGATTTAATAAATAACGCAACTTTTATAACGTATGAACAAGACACTCTTTGACAAGGTGAAAAGTCTGTGCAAAGACACTGGACTTTCAGAGAAGTACCTTAAAGCGATAACCGAAAAGCTCGGTGGCAGCGTTGAGGATGATTCTACTGATGAGGCAGCGATTGAAACGGCTGCAAACCTGATCGCTGACGTGGCTAAGGAAAGCCAGGGCGAATCCTCCAGGTGGGTAGATGCTTTCAAGAAAAAGAATCCAAAGCGTAAGGATCAAAAAGATTCAGATTCAGATGATGATGATGATGATCCAGACGATGATCCAGATGATGATTCAGATCCTAAAAAGAAAAAGGATCCGATGATGAAGCTCTTGAAAAAGATGCAGAAACAGATGGAGGATCAGGCTGAGGAGCTTAAAACCCTGAAAGGAGAAAAGGCTGCTGGAGAGCGTAACAAGACTATCCAGAGCCTGATGGAAACTCACAAAATCCCCAAGTATCTCCGTGATACTCTGGCAAAGTCTATTGCTGAGGGTGACGATGCAGAGCAAGCCATCAAGGATTTCAAACAGGGACTGATCACTAACGGACTGGAAACTGAGGAAATTGAGGGTAAAAAGGTGGCAAGCGAAAAGCAAGTTGATGAGGCTGCTGATAGCTTGCTGGAGTCAATAACAGCTAAATAACAAGCAAAATGAAACGTACAAAAGATTCTTTCACTGGCTCACGCCCAGTCTTTACAGGATCTCCCAGCATTGTTCCTGGTGGTTTCAATCTGGATGTGGAAAACCAGCATTTCAATAAGGGTGACATCATCCCTATTGGTACTGTTGCCACTTTCGATGAGCAGACCAGAAAGGTGCAGATCCTGAAAACCGCTGAGGTTGTGGACATTGATTCAGACGATGCAAAGATTGTGTCTCTGAAAGTTGCCGAGTTCTTTGCTCCTGTGTTCTGTATTGGCGATAAGGTTGCTAAGGCTGATGCCATTTCTGGCACCTTTGCTAACGCTGCCCAGATTGCTAACATCACAAAGACAAAGAGCACGTATGTAATCACCCTGGATAAGGCTATCACTGGCCTGGCTAAGGGTAACACTCTGGAGGAGGTTATCGAGGATGCCTCTCATAACGCTGCTGAAAGGTTTACTGGTAAGGCAGTCACCATCAAGGATGTGGAGGTTGAGGAGTTCGAGACCGCCATTGACGTATGCGCTGACACTATGCAATACGCTCTCCTGGAGAGGCGTGTGCAGAAGATCCCAGCCTCTCAGAAAGATGCCTCTGGCATGGCTCTGGCTGGTAATCCTCATGTGAAACTTTCCCAGTCTTACTAACCATTAAAAGATTTAGGAAATGAGATCTATATTTTCAACATTCAAGGGATTGCACAAAGAGGGTGCTCCCATTGATTTTCTGGCTACCTGGAAAAAGACCTTTGATAAGGCCTCTGAGCGTGAGGTAGCACTTTTCCAGAAGATGTACTGTGATGAGTGGTTTGATTTCAACACTCCACAGATGAGCCTGACAGCTGAGGCTGTTGTAGGTAAGTACCGTATGAGGTTTATGGCTACCCTGCTGGGTGACGAATCTCCTACACCTCTGAGGCGTTCTGATGGTTTCGACATTTGGGCAAATGACATACCACGTGTAGGTCACAAGTTCCCAATGACTGCAAGGGACTATCGTAAGCTGATGGAGATCTACGAAAACCCACGTCTCGTTGAGAGCGCAAAGGTTAAGCAGATCGAAAAGACGCTCAAGCACGATGTTCAGGACGCTTACCTGGGCTGTAAGGATGTTATGGACTTTATCATCCTCTCCGTGATGTCTCACTGGGGTGTGGTACAGTTCACTCCATCTATCAACAACCCTGGAGGCCGTAAGTATGAGATCGACTACCTGATGTCAGAGCAGAACAAGCTGATGACAGCGTTCAACTGGACTACAGCCAACACTAAGGCTGGTAAGGTAGTGCCTATCCTGGTACTTGCAATGATCTGTGCTGATCTCCGTAACCGTGGCATTGAGCCTGGTGAGATTCTGATGAGCCAGGATCTGTATTTCTGGCTGAGGATGGATCCTACCACACGTCTGCTTGCTCATGGCTCAGACAAACAGGCTCAGGTTGTAACTGAATCAGAGTTCAAATCTCTGCTGACAGAGAACAACATCCCTGCTGTGACGGTGATCACACGTAAGTTTGCCATTGACAAGGATGGCCAGCGTAACACCCTGGATCCGTGGGATCACAACTTTATCGCCATTAAGCCTGCTGGTAAGATCGGTGAGATCCAGCCAGCCATTGAGGATAGTGAGCTGATGGAGGAGGAGAACGTGGATTACATGAACGCTGGTAACGGTATTCGTATCGCTAAGTGGCGTACAGGTGAATCTACCAACCAGGTAGCTGCTGAGTACACCCAGGGATCAGCACGTATGATTCCTTGCTTTACTGAGATTGACGCTATCCTGTGTATTCAGGTGCGTGGTTTCGTGGAGAAAGAGGTGCCAGCTGATGCCAACGGTAACGAGCGTATGTACTGGACTAAGTACGAATACGAAAACAACGTGGCTCCATCTGAGAACGCTGTGCCTGAGGGCTAATCGTCTAACCAACTAATAAGTAAAGAAATGAAAAAGCTGATCACAACCTCTATCCTGTTTGTGCTCCTGGTATTGGAGCAATTCAAGGATAAGTCAGATCACAAGACCGTCTATAATCCTGGGGATCATCTGGAAACGGATGATCTCTCCAGGGTAAACGATCTGGTCAATCGTGGTTTGGCTAAGATTGAAACAGTGGGTGTTCCTGAGGAGAATGCTAACGGTGCTGGTGCTGATGGTGCTGGATCCGATGGCAAAGGTAACGAGGTAACACCAGGTAAGGTAGCATTTGATGGTAAGGAGTATGATCCTCAGGAGATCAAGAATGCTCTGATCGCTGCTGGTGTAGCTGTAGCACCTAACGCTGGTGTAAACGGCCTCACTAAGAAGATCGGGGAGCTCTCAGAGGAACAGGCTAATGCCCTCAAAGAGAAACTTAACGTAACAGAGTAAAGGCTATGGGAACTTTCACAAAATATGATGCTCTGATCGGTGAGCTGGAGCCGTACACTGCCAGCCCAGCAGCTCTGACAAAGAGCCTGAAAGACGCTGGTGTGGATAACTCCGATGTGGAGTACACAGCTGCTGATAAAAAGCAGATCGCTAAGGCTGCAATCATGGTGCTCAGAAAGCTCATTGTGCTCTCCTCTGACAGCCAGGGTAAAAGCTCACAAGGCTACCAGGTTGATAAGCTGGAGAAACGCATTAAGGCACTGGCAGATGAGAACGGCCTGGAGGATGATTTTGTGGGAGTTCCTACAGTTGAGGATGGATCTAACAGATGGTAAGCTATGGGTAGGTACAATGGCACTTTCAGATACAAAAACGCTCAGGAGCCGACAAAGGATCCCAAGACTGGTTTTCTGACTGGTGGGGGTGATGGTGAATGGGCTGATGGCGGTAGGTGCCAGATAGACAAACACATACCAGCAAAGCAGATCCAGGGAACGGATGGGCAAATCCACTCCTATACCTGGGATCTGTTTATCCAGAGACCTTTCCATGATGGTGACTTTCGCATTGGTACCATTGTGGAGATAACGATGGAGGATGGTAGTGTGGATCGTTTCACTATCCAGGGCGTGGATAACCAGAACAGGAGATACATTGAGCTATGGGGATAAAGCCTACGTTTGGTGACGGTTTTGTGGCAGGTCAGGTGAAAGCCTTTCAGGAACGCCTGGAGAAAGCTACTGTGTTTCAGCTCCAGTACTTAGGTGAGGAGCTTGCAAAGTACGCTAAGGATCACCACACATATACCGATCAGACAGGCAACCTCACAAACTCTATAGGCTATGCCGTGGTAAAGCAAGGAAAGATTGTTACCTATGGTGGGGAAATCCAGCCTGGAGAGGGAGCTGCTGAGGGCTTGAAAGTGGCTCAACAGATGGCTGCAAAGCTCACAAACTCTTTCTCACTCATCATTGTAGCAGGAATGAATTACGCTGCCTATGTAGAGGCTAAAGGGTACGATGTTATTCTGCCAGCCCAGCTTAAAGCAATGAGCGATTTTCCACAAACCATCCAGAGGCTGAAAGATCTGGCAAACAAAAAGGCAACTGAATTATTTGGCAAATGATAACAACTGAGGAAATAGCTGTAGTAGTCAGGGACACCCTCCTGGGTGATGCTCAGATAAACTCTCTGCTGTCTGATCCAGACAATCAGATAGACTATGAGAGATCAGACTATGCCACTGATGGTATTATCATCATCCCTCGCACCATCCAGGGTGAGGGATCGGTGAGAAACGGCCAGATCAATATCAATATCCATGTGCCTGATCTGAAAAGCAACACGATCCAGCCGAACACTGTTTACAGAAAGAACTTTCCCAGGCTGATAGAGCTAAAGAAAGCTGTTATAGACGCTCTGAAAAACCACTTTCAGGTGGAGGAGGGTTGGAACTGGTCAATAGGCCTGATCAATCCACCTATGAAAGAGCAAGGCCATGATGAGCACTTTGTTTCTATAGCCCTGGAGATAACCGTAAGACAAAAGAATAACGTATAACAATTAAAACTTTTAGATTATGCCAGTTTTAGCAACTATGGGCATTAAAGCCCTCTATTACAAGGTGTGGGGTGCAAACGAAACAGATCGTTCAAAGGTTCCCACCACTGGTATGAAACCAGTAGATGTTTACCAGGACACGTGCTCTTTCGTGGATAAGGATGCTACCATTACTGAGCACAAGTCTGAAACCAGCTCAAAGAAGATCGTGATGAAAACTAAGGAGGGTAGCGACCTGGCTTTCTCTATCATGGATCCGAGCAAGCAGGAGCGTGCAGACTTTGAGGGTGGTAACTACGATGCAACGAAAAAGAGCTACAAAGAGCCTGAGACTGCTCAGCAGATCGAAATGGCTTTCGTGATCGTTCCTGATGCTGGTGATACACTCCTCATCCCATGTGCGTCTGTGTCTGCCAAAAAGAACACCACCTACTCCAAAAAGGGTATCACCCTCCTGGATGTAAAGGCTAATCCTACCCTCGCTGTAGAGTATGTAGAGGAGTACACCGTAAACGCTGGTGGTAACGGTCAAGAGGGTTAAACCTCTCTCATCCAAACATTACTTTGGAAAGCCTCCTATCCCCTGGTAGGGGGCTTTCTTTCATTAAACAGAAAGCATTATGGAAGAAAACAAGGAAAAAGTAACAGAGGAGCTTACCAGAGAGCAACAGCTGGAGCTGGAGGAGAAAGCTATAAACGCTCTGATCGAAATGGGCGTGAAATTCTCTGTGCCTTTGAAGATTAACCCAGTGAATCCTCCTAAGAGGATCCTGTGGTGGAACAAACACTTTCCTAACCACGTCAAGGTGTGGAGGGATAAGCGAATCCCTAAGGACTGGAATGTGAGCGTTGAGAGTTTGCCAGATCCAGAACTGGGTAGGATGAAAGATGTGTACGTCAGGAACTTTGTTATCAAGCCTCTGTACCTGGGTACCATTGACTGCCTCAGAAAGCTCTACCTACAGATTGAGTTTGATGAGGAGCTGATCCAGGATCAGCCGATCCAGGAAACCAAAAAGCTGTTCAAGTATATCCCTCTGGTGGCAAAGATCGCTGCTGTTGCAGTCCTCAACAATCCCACCGTGGCTGACACAGACAGCAAGGAGGTTAAGGCTCTCTCCAAGTTCTTTGTGGAGCACCTTAATGTTTCCAGGCTCAAAAGGCTGGCAGACGTGATAAGCCAGATGATGAACGCTGGGGGTTTTACGTCCTCTATCAGATCAATAAGGGAGATCGGGACAACGAAACCGAAAGACAGGGCAGATCTGGTAGAGTAATAGGGCTTAACAGTCCGTGGGGTAGCCGTGGAGAGATCTGTAAAGCATACGGATGGACTTATGACTACTTGCTCTGGAAAATATCCTGGATGAACGTGCAGATGATTCTTGCTGACAGTGCCAGGATCCTTGATACAGAATCCTCTGAGGAGGATGATAATGGCGGTATAGTACCTCAGAAACTTGCATCTAAAGAAGATATAAGAAACTTTATTCAAAATAATTTGTAATGGAGAATATCAATGGAGGTTTAGGCTTTGTAGCCACTTTAGATATAAATGATTTCAATGTGTCTGCCGATGCTATGGAGAGACACATTAGACAGGTATCTACCACAACACAGATAGAGGCCGAGGCTATGGAGCAAAGTATGTTAGACTTTGCCCAGAAAGGTGCCATGTATATTCAAGCCTATTTGGTAGGCCAGGGAATGACTGGCTTACTAAACAGCATAGTACAGGTTAGGGGACAATTCCAGCAGCTGGAGATTGCTTTTGGTACCATGCTGGGTAACGAGCAAAAGGCAAAGGCTCTGATGGATCAGATGATAGACACAGCAGCCCACACGCCTTTTGACCTGATGGGTGTTGCCTCAGGTGCAAAACAGTTACTCGCTTATGGTGAGGCAGCTGATAAGGTGAATGACACCCTGGTACGTCTGGGAAACATAGCCTCAGGCCTCTCTATCCCTCTCAATGATATAGTTTACCTGTATGGTACCACGATGGTACAGGGTAGGCTCTATGCACAGGATGTTAGGCAGTTCACAGGGCGTGGTATTCCTCTGGTTAAGGAGCTGGCTAAGATGTACGGTGTTACAGCTGAGGAGATCAACAATATGGTATCAGCTGGTAAGATCGGATTCCCTGATGTAGAAAAGGTGATCAACAGCCTCACGGATGCTGGTGGTCAGTTCTACAACCTTATGGAAAAGCAGTCAGCATCCCTTACTGGTATGATCTCCAATCTGGAGGATGCCTGGGATGGTATGCTGAATGATATAGGCACATCCAATCAGGATGTATTTGCTGGTGCTATCAGCAGTGCTACCTACCTGGTGGAGAATTACCAGAAGATCCTGGATATTCTGGAGGCTATTGTTATATCCTACGGATCATACAAAGCAGCCATTGTGCTCAATACCCTTGCTACTAAGGGTTACACTGGTGTTGCCCTGATCGAC